TCACAGGTAGCAATTGCTAAAAAATTAGGTGTGCCATTAGAAGAGTATGCGAAACAATTAAAAATCACGAAGGAGGCATAAGCATATGAGTACAGATACAATAAAAACTTCCCGTGCGAGTCAAACTAGAGTTAAGGAAACTAAAAAACAAGTTTGGACTCCACCATCATCTTTAGACGCACCCCCTGCACCAGATGGGTACCATCATAGATGGATAAGAGCTGAAACTATGGGTTTTGACGATACAAAAAACATGGCAGCTATGCTGAGATCCGGTTATGAATTAGTGAGAGCTGATCAATATCCAGAGACAGAATATCCAGCTATTAACGATGGGAAATACAAGGGAGTGATCGGAGTTGGCGGCCTATTGTTGGCTAGGATATCTTTAGAGTTAGTTCAATCGCGTAAGGAATATTTTGATAACCTTACAAAAGAAAAAGACGAAGCGATCAAGAACGATCTTATGAAGGAGCAACATCCAGGAATGCCTATCGATGTTGATAGACAATCCCGTGTAACCTTCGGTGGTACTAAAAAAGATTAAATAAGTTTTTCTCTTTTTTACCAACGAATTAAATTAATCGTACTGGAGGTCCGCAAGGACAGGTACAAAAGGAGATAATAATATGGCAAATCAAGATGCAGCTTTCGGTTTTAAACCCGTAAGACATTTGAGTGGCAATATTCAAACTGAAGAGTTTGCTATTGCTAACAATTACGGTACTTCTATATTTACTGGACAAGTAGTAGAAGCCGTAACAGCAGGCGGTATTGAAGCAGCGGCAGCTGGAGACGTTCAACAATTGGGTGTTTTCGCTGGTGTGTTTTTTACTGATCCATCAACAAGTAAACCTACGTTCAAGGCTTTCTATCCAGCTAGCACAGCAGCAGCTGATACAGTAGCTTCTGTGTATGCAGATCCAAATATCATTTTTGAAGTACAACATGATGGTACTGGAACAGCAGCAATGAACCATGGTGGTTTTGACTTTGTAGGAGTAGCAGGAAGTACTATTTCTGGACAGTCAACACAAGAACTTGACACATCAACAGTTACAACTAGTGGTGGTTTCAAACAGATAGGAATATCTAAAGATCCCGACAATAGTGATACAGGCTCAGCGAATGCTAACGCATACGTTAAGTTTAATACTGGTGAACATGTGTTTACATTAACAACAGCAATAGCATAATCGAATAGGAGATTAAATTATGGCAATATCACGAGCACAACTAGTTAAAGAACTAGAGCCAGGATTGAATGCACTATTCGGTCTGGAATACAAAAACTACGCAAACGAACACGCGGAAATTTTTGACACGGAAAACAGCGACAGAGCTTTTGAAGAAGAAGTGATGTTATCTGGTTTCGCAAATGCTTCAGTTAAACCTGAAGGATCAAGCGTAAACTACGATGCAGCACAGGAAACTTTCTCAGCTAGGTACACACATGAAACGCTTGCTTTAGCGTTCGCAATCACTGAAGAAGCGATTGAGGATAACTTGTATGACAGACTTGCGTCTAGATATACAAAAGCTTTAGCGAGATCAATGGCTAACACTAAACAAGTGAAAGCAGCTAATGTGTTAAACAATGCGTTTGCTACTGCAAATGGTGGAGATGGTAAAGAGCTTTGCGCTACTAATCACCCTATCGTTGCAGGAACAGTTAGAAATGAGTTAACTACTGCAGCAGATCTTAACGAAACTTCATTGGAGCAGTCTTTAATTGACATCGCTGCAATGACTGACGAAAGAGGTCTAAAAATTGCGGCTAAAGGAGTTAAAATGATAATTCCTTCTGCGCTTCAATTTACTGCGGAGAGATTAATGAAATCTTCTCTAAGAACTGGAACAGCTGATAATGATACGAATGCACTTGTGTCTATGGGTATGATTCCACAGGGTTACGCTGTGAATCACTACTTAACAGATACTAATGCGTTTTTCATTAAAACGGACGTGCCTAACGGTTTAAAACACTTTGTTAGAGCGCCTCTAAAAACAGCTATGGAAGGTGACTTTGAGACTGGAAACGTTAGATACAAAGCTAGAGAGAGATATTCTTTTGGATTCTCTGACTTTAGAGGTATCTTCGGATCGCCAGGAGCATAATCATTAAACTAATGTGGCGGACATAGTTCCGCCACATTTGATATTTAGAAAGAAAAAATCATGAAACAATTCACAGTAAATATATGGGCATACGATCACTACGCTAAATTTAATGTTTTAGCCGAAGATAACGCTGTTTCTCTTGAAGAATCAATACTTGACAAATTGGGAGAAAAAAGTATAAACTGGGAATATCTCGGGAATAACTATAATAACGAGATAAGTCGAATAACTTTTGAGGAGGTTGTTGATGATACAAGACCTATACAAAGCAAAAAGGTCCTTGGAGTTGAAGTGGGAACAAGAGCATATTAATGAAGATAGATATACTCTTAACATGGTTAAGCTCGATGATAAAATCAAGCAAATCATTACTGAAATTAAGCTGGAAGAAGCTGAAATCGCTCACAGGCAAAATAACGTTGAAGGCGTTGCTCCACAAGTTTCTGTAGCTACTTAAGACACAAAGCTACATCGCTGAAATCGCACTTTTATTACGGGGTCTCTTGCACTCTACTAAAAAGTATAATATAAATTACACACTATATATAAATAAATTTAAATGTAGACGCATATAGTCGACATCCCCTAGGGACTACATTTATTATATTCTAGGAGGAATATTAATATGGCTAACACAACTTTTAATGGTCCGGTAAGAGCAGAACAGGGATTTAAACAAATCACTAAAAATGCAACTACTGGTGCTATTACAGACAATACAACAATCGACTCAAGCGGAAATCTTTCCGTTGGTGGAACAACTGTTTTATCTTCATCACTTAATGGTATCTCAGATTTTTTTAATGAAGGAGTTAACACAGTACCTTTAGGATTAAATCCTACATGGTCTCTTAACTTTGGTAAACCCGATCAAGGTACTATTGCAAACGTAGATGATCTTCTTACAAACCCTAACACAGCATTGAGATTATCAATGGCTTTAGAAAAAGTAGCAAATCAATCTGCTGTTCTTACAGCAGCACAAACAGGTGCTATTTTTGGTGGAACAGGTGTAGTAGGAACTGATTTTGCAATCGCAGCTGGAGCTACAAATATTGCAGCTAACCAATCAGTTGTAAGATACACAGGTAATGTTGGTGCAACACTAGCATTAACAGCATCAACTACTGATCTAGCTTCTGACACTCATAAAAGTTTAATTATTTTTACTGACAATGTAATCGCTGCTTCTGCAGTTCTTACTTTACAAGTACATACAAATAATGAACTTCTTGCTGCTTCTTTTGAAGCATTTGTTACAGGCGCTGGAACTAACGTACTAGAACGTGAAGCAGGAACTACAGATGCACATGCTAAGATTATCTTAACAGCATCTGCTGCAGAAACGACTATCAAAGCTGGATCTTACATTTATTTTGAAGCTGCTGCTGACACAGACAGTATGGCTGTAAAAATGATGATTAGAACTACTGGTGGAACTATCGCAGTTACAACAGCTAATAACTAATAACTAATTAGAGTGGGGCTTCGGCCCCATTCAGTAATCTTGATTAAGGAGGGATTATGGCAGACACAGTAACAGGACCAACTATCATGCAAGAAAATGATGTTAGAGTGGTTATTAAATACGTAAATGAATCAGACGGAGATGGCGGATCAACAGTTTTTGGAGATGTGTCAGCAATGGCTAATAATGCAAATGGTGCATCTTGTTTACACTTAGTTTTACAAAGAGTATGGTTTTCAGCTGACACTGGAAATGGTGGAGATTCTTTTATTCGTATGGATGAAGAAGACAACAATGGCGATATACCTATTATTGGTTTAACAGGATCAGGTTATTGGGATTTTAGAGAATTTGGTGGATTAAAAACTGACAAATCAGCTAACAGTAATCAAAGTGATGTTAACCTTGTAGTTGCAGGTGCCGCAGATGCGGGTAACATGTATACGGTAATAGCAGAATTTAAAAAATTATATTAGGAGGTAGCTTATGGCCAATACAACATCTGGCACAGTTACTTTCGATAAAACTTTTGCTGTAGATGAAAT